CAACACCATTAAATGTTAATGACATATTAGGATTAAATGCTTTTCCGTTTGCCTGTCCGAAGCCGGCTTTTGCTTTATCGCCTAAACCGGGTAATATTGCATCACCAACAATACCAGCAGCACTTGTTGCCGCAAATGTGCCGAAACCAACAGCAGCACCTCCAAACTTTGCCGCTATATTCTTTTCTGGACCCATTAATCCGCCTATAGCACTACCAAGCGGGGTGTCTTCATATTGTAAAGCAATATTATCTTCTATACCAGACATCGGCAAAGGAAGAAATATATTGCGTGGGTTAACGTTTTGTGGAAATGATCTTGGACTAAATCTTTGATAGCTATATAAGCTTATCATAGTTTGTTGATTATCAATACTACCATCTTTTGGAAAAGCCAAGTGTGTGTTTCTAGTTTGCTTTCTTTTGTCTTCAATGTCTTTTTCTGGATTAGGCATGCTACTTCCGAGTGATAAATACTTCTGGTCAATTATTTATAGTGATTTCATGGCATACAAAGGTCCGTTTAAACCAAAAAACCCAAAGAAATATAAAGGTGATCCTACCAACATCATTTATAGAAGTCGGTGGGAATCTTTTTTCATGTCAAAATTGGATCTCAATGATTCAGTTCTTGTATGGTCTTCAGAAGAAATCATTATTCCTTATAGATCACCACTAGACGGAAGAATTCATCGGTATTTTCCAGACTTTTATGTAAAGTCAAAAAACCCTGATGGAACTGTGTCAGAGATGATTATAGAGATTAAACCTCTTAAAGAAACTCAAGAACCAAAACAGAATAAGAATCGAAATCGTTATCTTACTGAAGTCAAAACTTATGTTATAAATAAGACTAAGTGGGACTATGCTCGCGCATATTGTGCAAATAAGGGCTGGGACTTTATAATTGTTACAGAAAAAGATCTAGGACTTAATTTTTAATGGCAATAGCTAATCTTTCTACTTCTCCAAACAGATATATCTTTAGTGATATACTAAAGAAAGGATCTAGTCGTAGTTTTGCGGCTGGAAAAACAGATGATGCCATAAAGTGGTATCGAAATACTGCTAAAATGTTCACTTCGGTCAATAGAGATCGGCTATTACGTGAAAAAAGCCAAATCAGGACCTCTGTTGAGCCCGGAAGCATGTATATGTTTGCCTATGAAGCTAAACATAAAGACACTTTGCCTTATTATGATGCCTTTCCTGTCATTTTTCCAGTAAGACTGCTCGATGATGGCTTTTTAGGACTAAATTTTCACTATTTGCAGCCTCAATTACGGGCAATGCTAATGGATTCGCTTTATACACTCAATACTGATCCAAAATTGACTCAAAATGCTAAAATTAAATTAAGTTATCAGTTACTTAGAGGCGCTTCTCAATTTAAGCACTTTCAACCGTGTTTAAAGCGGTATTTGTATTCTCAATTTAGATCTAAATTTGTGTATGTTGACCCTAATACTTGGGATATCGCATTATTCTTACCGACAGAACAATTTAGGGGTGCTACCAATGCTCAAGTTTGGTCAGATACCAGAAAGGCTATTCTATAATGGCTTTTAATATTAAAGATTTTACTACACGCCTAGCTGGAAAGAATGGAATAAGTAGAAGGACACATTTTGAATTTGAAATTGGCCTTCCTGCATTTCTAAAAAACAAGTATGATGCCGAACATTTAACATTATTAGCTGTATCAACTAATTTACCATCAGTTACTCTGGATAATGTACAACTCAGAAGATCTACTGTTTCTTATAAAGAACCATTCCCAACAAATATTACATTTGGCAATTTAAGTGCTACTTTCTTCAGTGATGGTCAAGGTAAAACTTTGACTCTGTTTAAAGACTGGTTAAAGTACATTTTTCCTGTTGATTTTATTACTAATCCTAGTGCTTTTAGACTTCCATATAAATCAGATTATGCAACTACTGCTATAATTAAACACTTTGATCCAGAAGGAAAAGTTATAGTCACATATAAATTTGAAGAAATATATCCATCTTCTGTTTCAGATATTCCGATGAATTGGGGGGCTTTTGATGATTTAGTTCTACTTCCTGTAGACTTTGAGTATTCAACATATTCTATAGAGAGGGCTGGTGATATTAAGTATCCAACACCAACCTTCCCCCAACCAGTAGTTCCTAAACCAGCGCCAAATAATCAACAACCTGAATCTCCTATATTTAAACCATAAGATGAGGAATACATTATGAGTTTACCAAAGATACAATATCCAATTTTTGAATTGACTTTACCTTCTAATAAAGAAACTGTAACATATAGACCATTTACAGTTAAAGAAGAAAAGCTTTTGCTTATATCTCAAGAAAGTGAAGAGCAAAAAGAACGCATTAGAGCAATGCGGCAAATAGTCAATAATTGTTGCTTCAATCTATCACAAGATATCGGCTTATTACCTTCATTTGATCTTGAATACTGCTTTTTAAAGATTAGATCTAAATCCGTTGGAAATATTGTTGAACTAAAATATAGAGATCTAACAGACAATAAGATCTATAATTTTGAAGTAGATCTTGATGAATTAGAAGTTACATTTAATGAAAATCATAAGACAGCCATTAAGATAAATGACGATCTTGGCATAATTATGAAGTATCCAACAGTTGAACTTCTTAATAGCATTAAGACCGATATTGAAGATCCAGAAACCGTATTTGAAGTAATTAAGAAGTGCGTCGCAACTATCTATGATGAAGATAATACTTATGACACTAAGGACTATACAAACGAAGAGATTGCTGAGTTTGTAGAATCGATTCCAGCAAAGGCGTTTGAAGACATTACAGAGTTCTTTGAAACAATTCCAGTCTTAAAGCATGAACTTCATTATAAGGATTCAGATGGGACAGATAAAACAATTACTCTGCAAGGTATAGACGATTTTTTTCAGTAAGCATTAGTCATAACACTCTTGCAAACTATTATATCCTAAATTTTAATTTGATGCAATTCCATAAATATAATATTACTGAAATTGAAGATATGATTCCATTTGAGCGTGATGTTTATGTTAGTCTTCTACAAAATTATATAGAAGAAGAGAATCAAAGATTAAATCAATAAAGGCTATCTATGACTATTCTACAAAAAATTAATAAGATCATGGATATAGTCCTCTGCTTAATTCGTAAGTGGTGGAGACCCATAACTTGTATTGGAATTGCTGGATCTGTTATAGTTCATGGAATAATTCTACCTTTAATGATAAAGCAATCTCCAGATTTAATTGGACTTGCTGCTTTAATTACCGCAGCTTCTGCAGCATTTGCTGTTAGAGAATGGGGAAAGATTAAGGGTACGGCAGACTAATGGCTGATTCAGTAATCACTTTAAAAGATCAAAAGTTTAGAAAAGTAAAGGGCGTTTGGGTAGACCAAAGAAAAACTCCTGCTCCAAAGGATCTTATAGCCTTATTAGATAAGTTATCTGCTGCAGAAGCTGCAACTGCCGGCCCAGATGCAGCCAAAGAATCTAAACCAGCTTTACCGGTACTGCCTACTGCTGCCAAAGATTTTTCTACTGCTAAATTAGAATCTAGCATAAATCAATTGGCTAAAGTTTTAGAAAAATTATCTAAAACAATACAAAAAAGCGAATCTAAAAAACAATCCTCAAAAGATCAATCAGAAAAACAAGATACAGATGATACAGATGTACCTGCATCTCTAGCCCAAAGAATTTCTGAGCCTGGAAAGATTCCTACTCTTCGCGAAGCTATAACATCTAAAATAACAAATTTCTTTACGCCAAATAAAAATAAGTCTGAACCGGCCACTCGCGTAACTAAAGAAACTGCAAAAGAAGTTGCACAGATGAAGGCAGCAAATCCAGAGCTTACTTCATCAAAAGCTTTAGAACAAATTCGAGCTAGATCTGTTAAACAAGAAGCAGTTAATACTAATAAGATTCCTACGTTTGGTGAAGCCTTAAAGCTTAATACAAAAGATTTCTTTAAAGGAACTACAGATAAGTATGGTGAAAAAGATAAACCAGGATTATTAAGAACTATAGGTGAACAATCATTCCCAGTTATTGGTCCAGCTATTTTTGCTGCTAGAGATCGTCAAAGAGCAGCTGCAGCTAATCAACTTAAAGAAAGCGGTGGCCCTGCGACTTCTGGTGAAAAAGAACGTGAAAAAACTATGGTTCAAGGCAAATCTGAATTTGCTTCGCCAGACTTAGGTACTAAAATAGTAGCAGTTAAAATAACAGAGATTGATGAGTCTGTATTAAAGAAGTTGAAAGAAATCTTTGGCAAAAAGGATGACAAAGAATCTTCTGATGATAAAGAAGAAAATAAATCAGAATCTGATGGCGATGAAGGTGACAGCTTCTTTGATAAAATGCGAAAAAGAGTATTGGGCGGCCGCGGTAGAGGCGGTGGCGGTAGGCGCGCCCGAGGTAGAGGCGCTCGTGGAGCTCC